AAGAAGAATTAAAAAAGAATATAAACCAAGAGACTTTGAAGGAGATGTAAGACATCATGCTAACTATGACTCTATTGATTTTTCTAAAGGACAATTCATGGTGCTATGTAGAAACAATGTATTCTTAAAACCATTAAAACAATATTTTATAGATAGAGGATATTACTTTCAGTTTAAAGGAGAGATATGTATTGCAAACTTATACCATAGGTTAATAGGTCTATGGGATCTGCTACATAAAGGAGGCAGGGTTACAATTAATGAAGCTAAGTTTGTTTATGAACATATAAGTTCTAATGTTGGCTGTAAACATGGAGTTAAGACTAAGTTTAACGATCCTACTTTAGATCCAGCGCATACATTTGATTTAAAAGAATTGATAGATGAGTATGGTTTATGGGTTGCAAACAAACCTTGGTATATAGCTTTTGATACAATGAGTGATGATCATATTGGTTATATGAAACGTGTATTAGAAACAGAAAAAGATATAGGTAAGAATGCAAGAATAAAAATATCTACTATCCATGGTGCTAAAGGAGGAGAAGCAGATAATGTTGTTTTCTTAAAAGACATTACACAAAGAGTTAGAAAAAATTCTTTACACTTTGACATTGACAATGAGCAGAGATGCAAGTATGTAGGTGTCACTAGAACTAAAGAAACTCTACATATTGTAGAGCCACATACAAGAAACGGATATCAATTACCGTAGGAGATAGAATGAGTGCATATAAAAATCAAATAGGCGGAAACCATTATCAAGATTTGGTTATTCAACCTACTGACTATATTATTAAGAATAACATTCCTTTCGCAGAAGGAAATGTAATTAAATACGTAAGTAGGCACAAACAAAAAGGAAAAGAACAAGATATTAAAAAAGCTATTCATTATTTATCTATGATCTTAGAAACAACTTATAACTTAAAAACAAACATTATATACTATGACAACTCACAAGATACCTCTTTATAGTCCACAATCAGAATGGTTTGCACCCGAAGTGCTTCCAGATTTAAGGTTAAGAAAAACAATAGCTGTTGACTGTGAAACAAGAGATCCAGATATAAAAACAAAAGGCCCAGGCTGGGCTACAAACAATGGAGAACTTGTTGGAGTTGCCATAGCTGTAGAAGGTTTCTCTATGTATCTTCCTATAAACCATAAAGGTGGTGGGAACTTAGATCCGAAGATTGTAAAGAAATGGTTAATAGAAAATTTATCTAATGAAGAAAATACAAAAGTATTTCACAATGCTTCTTATGATATAGGTTGGTTAAGAAATTTTGGAGTAGATGTTAAGGGAAGAATTGTAGATACAATGATAGCTGCTCCTCTTATTAATGAGAATGAGTGGACATACAGCTTAAATAATTTATCTAGGATTTATTTAAAAGATCACAAAGAAGAAAAGCTTTTAGAACAAGCTGCTAGAGAATGGGGTGTAGATCCTAAAGGGGAAATGTGGAAACTACCTGCTCCATTTGTTGGCCCCTATGCTGAAAAAGATGCGGAGTTGACATTACGATTATGGAATATATTAGAGGTAGAACTTTTAAAACAAAACGTAGTTTCTATTTTTAATACAGAAACAGAATTACTTCCTTTGTTAATTAACATGAAATGGAAAGGTGTGAGAGTTGATCTTGACCAAGCACAAATTTATAAAAAGAAACTTATCTCTGAAGAACAAAAATTATTACAAGAGATTAAAAAAGAAACAGGGGTTGAACTTGAAATGTGGGCATCAAGGAACATCCAAAAAATCTTTGATAAGCTTAAGATTAAGTATGGTACGACTGAAAAAGGCAATCCGTCGTTCACAAAAATATTCTTACAAAACCACCAGCATCCTATTCCTAAGAAGATTGTTAAGGCGAGAGAAATTAATAAGGCGCATACTACTTTTATTGACACTATCTTGGATCATTCTGTCAACAGCAGAATACATGCAGACATACATCAATTGCGAGATGGCGAATCCGGAACAGTTACAGGTAGATTCTCAATGTCTAACCCTAATCTACAACAAATTCCAGCGAGGGATGCATATATTGGGCCCATGATAAGATCTTTGTTTCTTCCAGAAGTTGGGCAGAAATGGGGTTCATTTGATTACTCACAACAAGAACCAAGATTAGTTGTGCACTATGCTAGTTTAACTAAACTAGAAGGAGCAGATAAAGTTTTAGAAGCTTATAAAACAGATCCTAATGCAGACTTCCATACTATGATGGCGGATATGGCTAACATAGATAGAAAGATTGCAAAGGTTGTAAACTTAGGTTTGTTTTATGGAATGGGTATAAATAAACTTGCTAACGAACTTGGAGTTGACAAAGTAGAAGCTAAAGCACTTTACGAAAGATATAACAATAAAGTTCCATTTGTAAAACAATTAGCAGAAGCTTGTAGTTATAAAGCTGCAACAGAAGGTTTTATTAGAACACTACTTGGTAGATTATGTAGATTTGATAAATGGGAACCAGTTGCTTATGGGGTACATACTGCTTTACCTAGAAAAGAAGCCGAAAGAGAGTATGGTAATTACTTAAAAAGAGCAATGACATTTAAAGCTTTGAATAGATTAATACAAGGATCTGCTGCTGATCAAATTAAAAAATCAATGGTTGATTTAGGTAAGCTTGGATACATTCCTTTAATTCAAATACATGATGAATTAGCTATCTCAGTTAACAATGACGATATTCCTGTTATTAAAAAGACTATGGAAGAATCTGTACCTTCAATGATTGTTCCTTCTAAAGTAGATGTATCTATTGGTAATAATTGGGGTGAGTCGATGGGTTAAAATAGTTTTTTAAAAGCTATAATAATTCCTAAAATTCCAGAAGTAATAGCTATTAACCAACCAATAACTTTTAAACTTCCTCTTGATACTTCTATTGTAGATTTAAGTTCTTCTAATGTAGACGTATTCTTATCTATTGATTTAAATAAACGTTCGTTAATTTCTCTTTGTTCTCTCCACAGAAGAGAACATTCCTTTTCGTGAATAGCCATTTGAGTTTCCAAATCTAATACCTTGTCTTCTATCATACTTTAAAAATATTTTTGTTAGCAATAAATCCGCCATCTTTTACGCGCACAATATCACCGGGATTGTTAAAAGCAAGATTGAATCTTTCTCTTTGTTCAGGAGAAGAAGCTATTGTAGATGTTGGAATAGGTGGTTTTAATTGTGCTCCTACTGGAATGTTTGGAACTAAAGGATTAGCTTGAGGTATTGTTGGTGGCGCAATGTTCATTAAATTAGGTTGAACTGGAGCTACAGGTCGAGCTGGAGCTTCTTCTACTGGAGCTAATAAAGAAAAGTTAGGTTCTTTGTCATCAGTTAAAGAGATATTTTTATTAGAACCTTGATAAGCTTTTATTCTTGGAAGAGCTTCTGTGTAAGGATTAGGTACTCCAAGCTTTAAAGAGTTTTGTCTAAATATATCTTGAACTTCTTCTGAAGGATCATAAGGTTGATATCTTCCTGTTTCAATAGCTGTTCTATCTGTTTTACTAACACGTTTTAATTGAGGAGCTAAGTCTCCCGAAGTAGCACCTAGTACTTTAGCAGCATTAACATTTTTATTCATTTCTCTAAATACATCAAAGCGTGCTTTTTCAGATTTTTGATATAACTCCAATACTTCATTAGGAGATATAATTCCTCCTTTTAAGGCTTCAGATGTAAATAAGTTTCTAGCATCTGATTTTCTATTATTAAAAGAAGTAACCATATACTTCATACTGTCTACTGGATCGACTTCAATACTTCTAAATCCAAATATACCAGGAGCTTCTCTTAATAAATTATAGCTCTTACCATATTCATCTGGTAAATTTGCAGAAGATTTAATTAATCTTCCTATTTGACTAGTAGATCCTGGAGTAAAAGAATCTACAACGTGTAGTAAAGATTTAGAAATCTTTGTTCCAATCTCATCCTCTTCATTATATATTCGTCTACCATCAACATTTCTTCCACGTCTTATTGTAGAATCCATTAATCTTTCAAAGTAAATACTTTCTGAAAAGAAGGGTTTAGTTAATTCAGCTATACTTTGATAAGCTGATTCCCCTAAAGAAGCTAAGGTAGATTGTTCGTCTTTACCATCTCTTAACGAATTAACTACAGTTTGAAATGGTCTTAATAAAGTATCATAAGGATTTGCAAAACTAAAATCAATGTAAGTTAAGTTACCATCCTTAGTTCTACCTGTTGGAACTAAAGTAGAATTCTTAGACCATTT